GAGACGCTGGCGCAGTGCATGGCGGGCAGCATCGTCGCCACCACCTGGGGATGCAGCGCGGGCAAGTATGTCGCACCGGTGATGGCGCTGGAGCAGAGCGATATCGTCGGCGCGCTGACGATCATCGGCGGCACGCCTGCAGCCGATCTCTACAACGGCGTGCGCGGCCAATATATCGGGCCCGAGAACCAATATGTCGCGACCGATTTCAAGCCGTTCCAGAACGCCGCCTATGTCACCGCCGACGGCAGCGAGCTGTGGACCAACATCGAGTTTCCGTTCACCGACGATGTGCAGCACATCCACAACCTGGCGCGCATCTTCTGCGAGGACCAGCGCAACGGCCTTACGGTCAAGGCGGCGTTCTCGCTGAAGACCTGGGCGCTCAAGCCGTTCAACCGTGTCACGCTGACCAGCGCGGTGTTCGGCTGGAGCGCCAAGGTGTTCCGCGTCACCGATAAACGCTTCGGCCCAGAGCAAATGGTCGAACTCACCCTCAAGGAAGACGCCGCCTCGATCTGGGACGAGGCCGATGCGGTCACGGCGGACAGCACGCCGAACACCGGTCTGCCAGACCCGTTCGCGCTCGGCAAGTTGAATCAACTGGTGTGCGCCTCCGGCACCGGCGCGCTGCTGATGCTGGCGGACGGCTCCATCGTGTCGCGCATCCTGGCATCCTGGCCGCAGACCGAAAATGCTTATGTGGCCGCCAACGGCCTGATCGAGATCGAGTGGCAGATGATCGGCTCGGACGTGTGGAACAAGTTCACCGTGTCCGGCGCAGAGACGCAGGCCTATCTCTCGCCGGTGGAGGATGGCGCGTTCTACACGGTGCGGGCGCGCCCGGTGAATACTACGCTGGGCGTCAAGGCGGACTGGATCTACGCCGGGGCGCACCAGGTGATCGGCAAGACCGAGCCGCCGCCCGACCTGACCGGGTTCACCATCGCCGGGACGGTGCTGAACTGGACCTCTGCGGACGCGCTGGATCTGGCCGGATACATATTCCGCTTTCATTACGGCAACAACCTCGACTGGGGCTCGGCGGTGCCGCTGCACGGCGGCATCATCACCGAATCGCCGTTCGATCTGGTGGTGCGACCCAGCGGCGTGGTGACCATCATGGGCAAGGCGCTGGATACCTCCGGCAACGAGTCGCAGGCCACGGCCAACATCTTCGCCGACCTGGGCGATGCTGCGATCGCCAACATCATCGAGACCTTCGACTTCGATCCGGCCTACCTGGGCACACTCACCGGCTGCACGGTGTCCGGCGGCGATGTGGTGGCCGACTCGCTGGATTCGTTTTATGGCACCGATGAGCAATCGTTCTACGGCGCGGATGCCGACTCGTTCTATGAGCCGTCCGCGTTCGGCGCGATGAGCTATGTCACCGAGGATGTCGCGATCAATAGCGCGCTGGCCGGGTCGCTGATGACACTGGCGCTCACCACCCAGGGCGCCGACCTGATCGTCGAATATCGCCAGGCAGATCCAGCCCCGTTCTACGGCGCCGACGGCGAATCGTTCTACGGCGCCGATGCCGATCCGTTCTACGGCGTGCCCGGCGCATGGATGCCGTGGCCGGGGCAGGTGATCGCCGCGAACGACGTTTACAACTTCCGCGCCGGCATCGGCGCGGGGGCCACGCAGGGCAAGATCACGGCGATGCTGCTGACCATCGACGCGCCGGACATGGTCGAAGAACTGGCCGACGTGGCCATCGGCAGCGGCGGCACCACCATCGCCTACACCAGGCCGTTCACCTCGATCAAGACCGTGCAGGCCACGCTGCAGGCCAACGGCAGCGGCGCGGAGACCGTGGAGATCGACAAGACCAGCCCGCTCGCGCCCAGCATCAAGGCGTACAACGCAGCACACACCGCCGTCAGCGGATCGACGGCCGACATCACCCTGAAAGGATATTGACATGACCCAACTCGCCGCACGCACCGGTGTCTCCGACACCTACCCCAACCCCTCCAACGCCGTCGCCAAGGCCGCGCTGGCCGCGATGTGGGACGTGATCAACGAGATGTCCCAGGCCGCCGAGCTCGACCTGGCCTCGGCCGCCACCACCAACATCGGCGGGCAGGCCGCGCGCAAGCTGCGCATCACCGGCACCACCGGCATCACCTCGTTCGGCACCACCTACCACGGCCCGATCGTGCTGCGCTTCGGCGGCGCGCTGACCATCACGCACCACGCCACCACGCTGATCTGTCCGGGCGGAGTCAACCTTATTACCGAGGCAGGGGATACCTGTTTTGCTATTCCGAAATGTACTACCAGCGGGACGTTCGACGGGTGGATGATTATTGGATATGAACGTGCCACGGGTGGCGGTAAGGTGACTGTTGCCTCTGCAACCACACCTAATATCTGGGTGGGCGAAAACCACGGCACCATTGATTACACCGGCACCGCAACCGCAACCGGATTCGCCGCCGCGCCGTTTGCGGGCGCGCAGCGCAAACTGATTTGCGCTGGTGATTGCCTATTCACCGCCGGAACCAACCTGCTCATTGAAGGAATCCCAAGTAATAAAACAATTACCCTTGCTGCCGGTGCGCTTGTTGATGTAGTAGCGATAACGCCGACGCAATTCAGGATGACTTATTCGGTAGCAGGCACGGCAGTCGTTAGCGTTGCAGGATTCACTGTTGGATTGACCCCTACCATTCGATATTCGGTACGAAATGGGATTGCTACTATCAGCACTGGTGGACTGAATAATATCAACGGCACATCTAACGCAACCTCATTTATTATAAATAATATTCCTTATCAGTGCATTACTTTGTCATTAGGCACCCCCGAAACTGGGGTGCGTGCATTTCCAGTAGTGACTGTGGTAGACAATGGAGTATATGGATATGGCCTCGCAACCATCAATGGAACCCAAATGGTCATAGAAAAGGGGCCAGCGGGGGGGGCTTGGACAGCGAGCGGACAAAAAGCATTGAGCACATCGGAATTTTCTTGGCGTGTATCACCATCTACTTAAATTCACATTCACCCCAATCGAAAAATTATGAGCCACATCGCCATCATCCTTTTTTTGCTGCTGACATCGCCAGCCCTCGCGGGCGAGGCAACCTATCTCGATATCAACCTCGCGTCGTATCACTTCCAGCGCAGCGAGGTCGCACGACAGAATCTCAGCGAGTCCAACCCAGGCATCGGCATCGAGCGCGACACGGGCAACTGGCGGCAAATGGCCGGCGTGTATCGCAACAGCATCCGCCGCACCTCGGTCTATGCGCTGGCAGGCTATACGCCGCTCCACATCGGCCAGGCCAGCATTGGCATCGTGGGCGGCGCAATCACCGGCTACGAAGTCCCTGTTGCGCCTGCGCTTGGGCTGATTGCTTCGCTTCAATTCGAAAGGTTCGGTGTGAACATCATCGCCGTGCCGGACGCGCATGTGATGCACAAACGGGTTAATGGATTTGCCGGGTTTCAAGTCAGGTATAAATTGGAGTAAGAAGAACCGCCACCAATCGCGGCACAGGTGGGAACTTCAGCATCACCGGAACGCTGGATACTGCAAGCAACTCACCGAGCGACTAATCGCAATTATGCTACTGCGAAACCAATGCGGAAAATTCCGGCGAGCGCACAACTTTGCCCACCAGATTCTGCACCGCAGGCATGAACGCTTGCGCGGTTGGTGGCGCAAGCTGCCGCGCAGGGCTACACCGAGCCGCAACTTTACGCGGCCAATATCGGTTATCGCAAGCTGAAGGATTTTGAGGCGAGCATCGTGATATTGCGCGATCAGTTCGACCCGAGCGGGACACATTGTAAATAAAAGGAGCGGCACGATGCCCGAAAAAGACCCGAGCAATTATTCATGGATCACTTACCTGTGGGTGCTGGCGATCAGCTCATGGGGCGGGATCGTCGGCTTCCATCGCAAGATGCAGGCGGGCATACTCAGGCCGTTCAATGTGGTCGAGTTCGTCGGCGAGATCGCCACCTCGGCATTCGTCGGCATGATCACCTTCTGGCTATGCGAGCTGGGCAATTTCCCGCAACTGATGACCGCCGCGCTGGTGGGCATCACCGGGCACATGGGCAGTCGCGCGCTGTTCCAGTTCGAGCGCTGGGCCGAGAAGCGCTTGTTCGGCGCGGGGGATAAATGATCTCCCTCACCGCCTCGCACCTGATCAAGATCTACGGCATTACCACGGCGCGGGCGACCATCTGGCAGCCGCACCTCGACGCATCGATGCTACGCTTTGACATCACCACCGCGATTCGCGCGGCGATGTTTATCGCGCAGGTGGGGCACGAATCGGGACGGCTGGCCTATGTCAGGGAAGTGTGGAACCCTGCCAGGAATCCGGCACAGACGGGCTATGAAGGCCGGGCGGATCTGGGTAACACCGAGCCCGGCGACGGCGCGCGCTACATGGGGCGCGGCCTGATGCAGATCACCGGGCGCAAGAATTACCAGTATCTGAGCGACGCGCTCGGCATCGACTTCGTCGCGCAGCCGCATCTGCTGGAGCGCAACGATTACGCCGCGCTGTCGGCCGCCTGGTTCTGGCGCGAAGGTGCCGGCCTGAACCTCGGTAAGCGCGCGATCAAGGCGCTGGTCGCGCACGGCATGGGCAGCGGGGTCAACCTCAACGATCTGGCCGACATTGGCGATTTCGAAACGGTGACGCTGTGCATCAACGGCGGGCTGAACGGCTACGAAGACCGGCTCAAGCTCTACAATGCCGCACGCGAAGTATTCATCGATACGCCGCCGCCCAACCAACCGAACGACCTGCGATTCGAACGCATTTCGTAATTCCTCCCCCTTTGAAAAAGTGGGGACTGAGGGGGATTTGTTTTTTGTAGTAGCGAGCTCGCTCGCGAAAGGAGTGACATGAAAGAATTTCTCACCGCCGCAGCCATCGTCGCCATCATCTACATGGCTGGTTTCGCCCCGTTATACAACCCCGCGCACGCCGAAGTGCTGCCCGGCGACCTGATCGAGACCCGCACCGGCGCCGCCGACACCACCAGCCGCAGCTCCGCCGTGCTGCACGCCTTTCGCAGGATCCACCCGTGCCCCTCGACCCTCACCTATACCGGCCCGTGCCCGAACTGGAACATCGATCACGTCGTGCCCAGGGCGTGCGGCGGCCGCGACGCCGTCAGCAACCTGCAATGGCTGCCGGTCAGCATCAAGCGCACAAGTGATCCGGACAACAAGGACCGTTGGGAGCGCAAGGTGTATTGCTATCCGCGCAATGGCGTGGTGCTGCCACAATAATCTAATCGCATCAGGAGGCATCATGGCAAACTGGAAAGACACATTGATGAGCATTGCGCCGACCGTGGCAACCGCACTGGGCGGACCGCTTGCCGGTGTCGCTGTCGGAGCGATCGGTAAAGTGCTGGGGCTCGACAAATCAACAACCGAAACGGTGGCATCGCTCATCACATCAGGGAAACTCACTCCGGATCAATTATCCGAACTCAAAAAACTGGAGCTTCAATATCAAAACGAAGAACAGGAGCGTGGATTCAAGTATGCCGATCTCGCCTTCAAAGATCGAGACAGCGCACGGAAGGCGAATGTTGAAGGAGGCACGCAGAAGCTGCTATTTTGGCTGTCGCTGGTGCTGCTGACGCTGAGCCTGGGAACCGAGATCATCGTGCTGTTCTGGGGATACCCATCCACCCTGCCCGAGATCATCGTTGGGCGCGTGCTGGGGCTGATGGATGCCGTCGCGATGATGGTGCTGGCGTATTGGTACGGCACGACTCACGGATCTTCACAAAAGAATGTACTGCTCGCGCAATCTGAGCCGGCCAAGTAGGCGTCGCGCTTTAAACGATTGGTTAGCTGCCTACCTACTACAAAGCGCAGCACTTTGAAAAGGAAATGACATGCACTACAGAAATGGCCGCGAGGCAAAGAATGGTGACAAGATCGTAAAACTGGAAGGCGGGAAAGTTGTTGCCTTTGGCGTGCTGCACAGCGCGATCTCCGGCAACGACTTCTGCAACGGCAACATTGCGGTGATTCAGGCACCGAACGACTACGCCTGCATGTGTGACTGCCTGCACATCGACGACGTGGCCGAAGTGCTGGCTGCGCAGGGCTTGGACAAGCGCCCCGAGGGTAAGTAATTGTCATGCCGCCACTGGCTGATGCTGGTGGCGGCTAACGCCTGATCTGGGCAGATAGTATTAATTTGTAACAAAAGAAGAGGCGGCTGACTCGTGCACTAACACGAGCCAGCCACCTCAGCACACAGCAGCAACCTGTGTACCTTGGCCAAGGCCTCCCCACCCCGTACGGAGCGGGCGAAGCCTAGCACGAAAGGGCTACACATGAACGCATCACCCATCATCCCGTGGATCGGCGGCAAGCGCCGCCTGGCTGACCGCCTGATCCCACTCTTCCCCCAACACACCTGCTACGTCGAAGTCTTCTGCGGCGGAGCAGCGCTGTTCTTCCTGCGGCCATCGCCGGCGGATGTTGAAGTCATCAATGACATCAACGGCGAGCTGATCAACCTCTACCGCGTGGTCAAGTGTCACCTCGAGGAGTTTGTCCGGCAATTCAAATGGGCGCTGTCCAGCCGGCAGATATTCAAATGGCACCAGATGTCCGAGCCGGAAACTCTCACCGACATCCAGCGCGCCGCGCGCTTCTTCTACCTGCAGCAGCTCGCGTTCGGGGGCAAAGTGCAGGGCCAGAACTTCGGCACCGCCACCACCGCCCCGGCCGGACTCAACCTGCTGCGCCTCGAAGAAACCCTGAGCGCCGCTCACCTGCGTCTCGATGGTGTCCACATCGAAAACCTTCCCTGGGAAAGCTGCATCGATCGCTACGATCGCCCGCACACCTTCCTCTACCTGGACCCGCCCTATTGGGAGACCGAAGGCTATGGCGTCCCGTTCGAGTTCGATCAATACATCCGCATGGCCGCGCTGGCCAAGTCCGTGAAGGGCAAGATGATGATCAGCCTCAACGATCACCCGGCGATCCGCCGCGTGTTCGCGGATCTGCACATCGAGACGGTGGACATCGAGTACTCCCTGGGAAACCGGCATGGCTCCGGAGCAGAGCGCGGCGAACTGATTATCACCAACTATGATCCGCATACGGAGCTGGGCGGGTTGTTTTAATTGTTCCGCAAAATAAAAATGCCCTGCGCCAGCATTGGGTTTTAGAGGTGTATTTTTTAACCGTTTGCGGAACACTTTTTTACAATCCGCTGTTAATTAAACAGACTTTGACACCAGACTTAAAATCCGTCGCTTGGGTAAAACCAGCGTAC